GACATTATATATGTTCCATAATGAATTGCGGTTCTAAAAGTAACGCAAACAAGGCAAAAGCAAAACTAAAGCAACATATTTATTTGAGAATACATATTTACATCGGCGCATCGACCGGAACCAGGTCAATGGCGTTGTTTGAGAGCGCAGTGAGTTCAAAATCGGCTCCACCACCAAAGTAGACATTAAAGTCCACACTAGCAGCAACCGACTCCATACTTTGCAAAGAGTTAAGGACTCGAATGGAGAATTGTCCCATCGAGTAACTGGCAGTATCCGAATTGGATCCAGTGTTCACTTTCTTCCATTCCGTCGGCGATCGCCACGGAAAAACTAGAGTGATCTCACTAACTCCCTGCACTTCAAAAACACAGGTGTATTGGCCAAAAGCTTCATTGATGGAAAGTCCACCAGCTTCATAACCAATGTGCGAACAAATTTGAAGTCTACACGTATGGATCGGGCTGGCCACAGCCACGATTTTATACACAAGAGAGCCCTTCCAAAAAGAAAACGGGAAAGACACATAAGACAAAAGAGTTGGTGTAAAACTCGAATTGAATGGTTGGGAGAAAAGCTCAAAAGCTGGACAGAGGTCCGCCACAAACACAGCCTCTCCCAAGGCATTGTGTGGTTGTAGTAAGAATGTACTATGATAAGATAGTTTGGTTGTTAAATAACGCAAATCCATCTCATCCACCGTAGTACCGGTTTCGGCAGGTTTTGTGATCGGTCGAACTGACCCCACATTGTCGAGAACCTGACAAAAATCGACATTGGCTGTGTTGCACAACACAGGATATTTTCTCTCAATAACTGGATTGGGATTGAGACCCACATTCGGAAGATCCATAGGTGCAGTAGTTGATCCACCCTGAAAATTGTCTCCTGTTGTAGAAGCATCAAGAGTGGCGTTCATAGCATGCTCAATATTAATATTGGTGACCTTACTCTGAATCCCACCCTGTGGAATGATACTGACTCCAGTGGGATTGATGACAGCAAAATCACTCTCTTCAAAAGAAGCAAAAATGGAAACACTCGCTGTGGTGGCCGTCGCTGTAGGTCCAACCCGAAGAGGGTTCATAACATAAATAGCGAACGTCCCCAGGATATTTTCAGAACCTGGAACCCTAAGATCCAAATGTGACTTCGAATGTAAGAAAGGAACCGTCAACTCTATTGCACTTGAACCCCCAGCATACAGGACGGCGTGTTTAGCAACACTAAGTGAGCGCATGTTTCCATTAGCGATAGACAACGACTGCGCTGCATCCAACAAAGGTAACCACGCCACTATAATAGAGCCGTTCATAAAAGTATTACTCTGCAACTGTACCCGAAGAGAAACATTTCCACGCCAATAAACATAACGGGTGAAGGCTGAACGCATAGGAAGGGACTTCACAAGATCAAAAGGGGCCTCGTAATAAGATAAAGGTGTACCAACACCAGACGAAACGTCCCAAGTCAAAGTCTCGACAAGTTGTTCTTTCATTACTAAGCCAATATTAGACGGAACATCCTCACCCATCGTGATACTGTTGCTCTTCGTTTGCACACCACCGTCAGTATGGATCAAAACCGAACCCATCATTGGCATAGAACCACTTTGTGCAATCACCTCATGTTTGGACTCTGCAGGATAACCAAACCCCAGAGCAATAGGTCCATTACTCCAGCGAGACAAATGATAACCACTGTCAGTGTAGTAAGGAGTGCAGGGGACGAAAGTCGTCACAGTACTATTATTGGCAACTATGAGAGCATCAGAAGCCATGCCAGTCAAATCTCTCCAACGAACATTAGCTCTGTTTTGGTTGGTCACGGTAAAAGCACTAGCCAAACGCATGTTCATGCCCCAATGATCAACAAAATTATAAACAGTCCCAGTCGCTATAGCCTCGAAGTAATTACCGGGGTTAGGAACCTCCTTAGATTCATCCAACTGAATAATAAATATGTTTGGAGATGTCTGAATCAAAACATCGGTGGTGTTGACGTGAACAAGAATAGTGATTCCTGGTAAGACGTTTCGCGGTTGTCCATCTCGAATATTAACACCAATAGATCTCAACACAGACACCGACAAATTGGCACTTTTAACAGTGATGGAAGTGCAAGGAGCGACACCAGTAGCTGGCAGCGTGAGAGTCTTCTCAACATTCCAAGAATCCAAAAGACTCTGAGTTAAGAGAATAGTGAAACCAGTAGATCCCAGAGAAAACTTGTAATATTCTGGTACATCCACTGTGCTCCCACCAAAATGTGGATAATGACTACCAACAATTTTGAGGGAGGGAATACGACACAAAGCTGCCATCCTAAAACCGTCAGCTGCTCCGACATAAAGTGTCCCCATGATGGGTTTATCAACAACCTGTGCAGTGAAAGTCAAAGATCCGGCAGAAGAAGTGTCGCGAAAAACTTCACCATCAAACCAAGGCATCTTCAGAACAGGATATCTCGAGATAAAAGGCGCTTGAATGTCTAAAGTCCGTGAACCAAAAGCGAATGCACCACTCTGATTCCCAACAGAGATGTCAAGAGGTCTGGTGATACTAACGAAATCAGTACTGTTGGTGACCGAGGAGAAAACATCCTCAGAATAAATGGAATGAAAACGAAGATTACCAACATAGACCCGATAAAGCTGACTAAAATAACGCAACATTCCACACGAAAGGTTTTGAGGAGAGGTTTCCAAAATAGAACCTGTGAGTGGGGCACCCATAGGAAAACTAAAAGTAGTAAGGGTGGCAATGTTCATAAAAGGAAAATTCCTCTTGATAATGGTACCGACGCTCCGGATCGTCAGATCGTATCCAGCGACAGAAGTGTTGGAACTTGGATCCCCAATGCTAACTACATTGGCTGGTTCTGTAGGAACAACAGTTGGTTGCTCAATCTCACCAGATTGCCACAACCAAGTAGCATCTTTCACAGCAGTCTGCGGAATATATGCGTAACCAAAATTGAAAGATTCAAGAGAATACACACCAGATCGAATCTCACCACGCATCCAACGTGTTTTAACATCTTCATATGACAGTGGGACCTCAGTGAGTCCGATACGCCGCCAGACATCCCAAATTCGCTCACGCCATAAGGAAAATTCGGCAAGGCCTGAGGACCAAACACGGCCCAGGACATCATTACCATTAATCATTGTTGCTTCAACCAAGGACATAGCACTATTTGAGTAAGACAAAGTTTTAATAAGACTTTCCTCCAGGGCTCGAGGGTAATAGATAACACCCTGAATGCTATTTCTGTCAACACGTGTGGTTTGTTTCAGAAATTCGCAATCCAAAATGTTGGTCAAAGCAGAATTCTCAGCCGTAGGTTTGGTCTTGTTGCCGCTAGTAAAATAGATGTTATACTCTAATAATTTAGTGGACATACTAAACACATTAAACCATTCAACTATTTTGCTTACAGCCACAATAATGTCATCACCAAAACTCTGCACAGACACAAGACGCCTAAAATGATCCATACTAGCATGTTTTGGAGACGCCTCGGTTGCAATCATGAGGTACGCCATACGGACAATAGCATTAGACATGATGGAATTGACCAAAGTCGTAAGATAACAACCACTAAGCATAAGACACCAGCTCAAATAGCAATCATCTCCAGTGGTGACGTAAGCGTGCATCATGATGTAAAAGATGGTTGTTCTAGCGACATCATCAGCCAGAACATGGTCTCTATCCCACTTCTTATACCATTTGTTGATGTTATAGAGAACCCGATCAGCAAACTGAGCATTGAAATAACGCTCAAAAAACTTAAAATCCCCATCAAAACCCCAACTAGAAATAGTCTTGAGCTTATCGATCATCTCACCCCATTGGCTACTATAAACGTTAACCCCAACAGCAATCCCAAACTTCAAAGGATTTCCATAAACGTGATCCAAAAGAGAGCCAAAATATTTCCGACAAAGCAAGGTCAAATCGATAGGACTACCAATCACCATACGTGTGTTCACGGCAAAAACCTTCTCCTTCGTTCTGAGTTCATCCTTCAAAATAGCGGTCCAAATGTAACAAGGTGCTTGACCAGAGCGCAACATAGCTTCCTGTGTTTTCAAATTAGTGCGCAAGATTTCGTCTGTGATAGAGACTTTACCAAAAACATCAGGGTGGGAGAACATCCACCTCTTCCCTTTGGCAGGTCTCTCTGAACCATCTGGGTAAACCAACAAACGAGGTCTACGAAGATTATAAGGATATCCCTCGGAAGAATTCATGCAAACACCAGACATAGCTCCATATCCATTAATCATCTCCTCATCTTCCAAGATCTTGACATCATTCACTGGAGCCATAGAATTAATATTGTCAAAAACATCATCAATGGCTGCTCGCACAAAATGTTCTGGAAGAGCTTTAGTCTCACTACTCTTATGAACACGTTCGGCTGCAATCTTAAAAATCTTCTGAGGTAAATTTCCAGGTACCAAGGGGTGTCGAGAACCACAAACGGAGGGAAACACGTCTTTGGGATGCCAGTCTTCAGCTATGTAGGGCAGCGCCTTCCAGCCAAAACGACCATCCATGTAATGTGCTCCTTTCAACTTACCCATGTACAACAAATCACACACAGGCATATCCTCAGGAATGGGATGATCTCGAACACAGGGAGGTTTTACATACCCATCCTCACGCAAATCACCACTTTGACAGACCATAGCACTATTTGCCATCTCGGAAGTAGCGTCAAGCATCTCACGAGTGACAACAGCCCCCATGCCAGCAGTGAGAACACCACCAACAGAACGTGAAGCTATGTGAAAACCTAAGACACGAAAAGATCCACGGATCTTAGCTATGAGTAATTTACCACAATCTCCAGAACCCTTAGGTTGATACAACCAGTGATTAGGTAAATAAAATTGACCCACAAGTGAATTAAATCGAAAATCTTCACGCTGAATTTGTAAGGTCATGAGACATTCCTCTGAAGAATCAACAGACAGAAACATGGCCTGAACCTGACCACAATTGGAAAGAATTTCATCTGCATACACAAACTTGTCGGCCAAATCTGAACGAGCAGGCATAATATTCCCAAAATTGTAAAGACAAAAATCTACAGTGGCTCCTTTGGAAGTTATGCAAGTCATTTTCTCCCTGACAAATCTATCAGTAAAAACATGTCCAGTCATTTCCACTCTCAACTCTGTGCCATCAGGTATCTGACCCGAATCGTTGAGGAAAACATGTAGAGGCATAATGACTCGGCCACCACCAATGCCCAAAGCCCACATGAATTTGAAAGGTGTCGAGACCCGCATCATACCACGCCGAAACTTGGCAAGTTCGTCGTCAATACTACCACCCTGAGGGTGATAGGCAACGTTGTCATATCCTTGTCCAGGATGGTAACCGTAGTCCCTGCCTTTCAAAGCCTCTTCCACGCTATCTGCAGATCTTCCTGTTCTATTCTCCCAGTCTTCACGATAACTACGCACAAAACGACCTTTAGCCAACTCATCAGGGTCCCAAGATTGAGGGATAACTTCAACTTTTTGTTCAGATCGGAACATAGAGTTCAAAGCAATTATACCTTTAAGAAAGACAAGACCAACTGTCAAAGCAGTCAAGGATTTCAAAATTGTTTTAAAAACCCCATGATTGGAAAACCAGTCTTTGAAATACTCCCGCCAAGTTCTGGTTGAAAGACGTTTGACCCACACAGCAGCAGTGTCAGCATGTTCAAGGGTTCTCTCCACATCGGCCAGCATGTACTGCGCTGGTGTGTGTGCCAACTCATCAGCAAAATTAGTGTACATCGAATAAATATCCAACTGCTCAAAAACCTTCTGAAGATCAGCCGGTAAAGAACTAGGTTTCAAGAGGCGCAATTTGGCATCCACTATATCCAACACATCTTTATCATTGGTAGAGACAGCTAACTCGCGCATCTTAGCCAGGTGTTCATAGTTATCACAAGCACTCTTCAATTTATCAAGAGCAGAAATACGGGAATCCAAGCGCAAATGTTTCAAACAGTAGTTCGTCCCAGCCGTCATAAAACCATTACAAGCAGCCGCGCGACATTCATGAATCTGACAATACGCAGCCATAGGCATAGGACAAGTCAGAACACCGCATTGTGGTATAACTACAGAACAAGTATCACAATAATTCGAACGAGTCGGGTAATTCTTCCTGCAACCATAACAAACTCTAGAGAGCCATTGCATGGTATAATCGTACCAAGCATCATTTTCCTCCCTACTGGTTTTGGGCAATCCATCGAAATCTGCAGCTATGCTAATGAGTTTAGCAAACAAAGACATCTCATTGACAGAGATTGTATCTCGACTCTGCGATCGCTCAATCTGAGCCACAGCCCACTTATAAGGAGGAGCCTCCAAATAACCAGTGCAACTAAGGGCAATATGTCCTTTCTGCTTACAAATCTTGCACCCTTTTGAAACATGTTGGGGAACAGAGGACCACCATTTCTTTATCTTAACGGCAGGAGCAACTGCATAAGTGTCTAAACGACGGAACATCTCACTAGCCATGGCGAAATCATCGTCGGGGTCAACACTAGGATAAGGCTGACTACTCCTAACGGTTTTCTCGTCTAAAACTCCACCTGATTGCAACACACAAGACTTGCGTTCTGAAACAGCCTCATGTTCAACATTGGTCGAAACTGTTTGAGCAAAAGTAGGTTTGGGCTTAACAGGACCATTCGAAATCATCATGGATATGTTGGAGGAAAGACCAACATCACCACGCTTCGTTGCCAAAAGATCAAGGTTGGAGCGATTCAATTGTGGTGATTCCACCTCACCAAACCTGTATTTATTGAAAATAGCCAAACATTCACCCATAGACATAGTCAGATCTGAATGCTTCTCACGAATTTTATCTTCGGCAAGTTTCTTCATCACAAAACGCTCTTCAGATCCAATAATACCACCCTTGACGTATTGAGCCAAAGTAGTGAAATCGAACATTGTCTTTGTGGGTTCAATACTGAACCCAGTTGAACCAGGTTTTTGAACCATACGCCAAAGTTCAAACAAAATGTGCTGATTATCAGACAAATCTTTGGTCACATCAATTTTACCATTTTTGTCTTTGTACTCATCTTTAACAATAGCACGCACGTGTGTGAAACGATTGTGAAATGCCTCAGCATTACTAATACCCTCAACAGTAGCTGTAGGAGTTTTATTAGTAGTTAAGACAACAACTTTGCTAGTGAAAGACATGCCTTTCTCATTCAAAGAGGCCATGTTCAAGTTCGCTGTGGTGCAACTAATCAGACGCAACATATCTTGAGAAGGAACTGTACTACCCGGACCGGTAGCAGTGCCATAATCGTCAATGACGTACATCAATTGTTGTGCGTACTTGGAATTGAATTGATCAGTGACATTTTTAAAAAACATCAGCTCATCAGATTGCGCTTCAGGAAAGACAGCAGCGGCCAAAGTGTGAACAACAGAAGACTTGCCGGATCCCGACTCACCAAAGATATATAAACCAACAGGTTCAGGCCTGGTACTGCCAGTCCCAAGAACCGTCTCGGCTTTGAGCACATGATCTTTGAGTTGATGAATCAAATTAGCAACGAAAGGTTGAATAAATTTACTCTTCCCAAATTTCAACTCTTGAGCCATTTGAAAATTCAGAGCATTATTGACAGTAATGCATTCAAGAGCAAGAGTTCTATCCAGACCAACATTGCGAACAGGTTTATTTGTAACCACATCAACACCGTCAATGTGTGTTGTGTAGTGCTGAATAACATTCATAGCACGGGTTATTAAACTAGATAAAGCTGGGCCGACATGACTACCAGTAATACCAAAAGTGTTGTACAAAACAGCTTTAATGGCATCGGGAAGCCAATCGTAGATTCCCAACAAAGCCTCACCGCCAAGTTTGAGACCAACAGTCAGGGGAACCAAAACCTTGAAAAAACCTTTCATATACTCCAAGGTCGGGGTGATACGACTGTCGGTCTTCTGACAAAGAAAACCACTAACAGCCATGGTAGCTGCAACGACAGCAGGTATCCCTGCCTGAGGAACGACAACAGACTCCATATTTACAACGTCCGTTGTTGTCAACTCAGGTTTAGAGAAAACATGCCTGTAACAACTCTTTACCCATTCCCCAAGATTGGAAAATAAGTCACCAAGAACAGACAAACCTTGGGTTATAAAATCAATAATATAATCCAAAGTATCAGAGAAAAATTTTGGATACTTCCAAATTAAACCAATGAGGACAGTGACAGTCAACCCAATGATAATGTTCTCAGCATTGGCCCACGCCTTGCGAGCCAATTTTGCAGTGGCTTTACCCACTTGGTTTTCCAAAATCTTGGAGGAAGCATAATCCATAGCCATACCCTTGTACATGGAAATCTTGTCTAACCAAGCTTGAAGTGTAGCAATAACCGGCGAGGCTATGTTACTAGCTTTGGTACGAATCCAATTAAGAGTAGAAGCCACACGAGAAAAATTCTCAGGATCACGATGTTCATCACGAATTTTCGGAAAAGGCCCCATACTAGATGCAGAGCCACTTTGTGGGATAATGATAGTGGTCATGCTTTGGGCCAAAGCATTAACCTCAGCCTCATAATCTGCAAAAATCTGTTGTCTTCGAGCAATCTCACGCTGTATGTCAAAATCAGCTTTAGTTTGAAGAACACCATCTTTAAAACCCAAAGAACGATCTTTACCATCAACAAGAGCGACACAAAACTCAGCTCGAGGATTACGAACACCACAATGCATGCACATATTAGATGGAGTGAGCATAAAATGCCCAGACCTTGAGGATCGAATTGGATTAAGACAACGACGAATACGACCAGTCAACAACTGCAACTCATTCTCAGTACGATACAAACTCAAACTCTCCATGGCACCAGCCAAATACTCTACTATGTCCTCGATTCCTTCGTCTTGTACAAGACGAGAAACCTTACAAACATCCACAACAGGTGGAAAAGGACTTACGAAATTAGCAACAAACTTACATTCAGGGGTGGACACACCCTCACAAACAGGAGGTCCACCATTGCCACCGTTGGCAACAAAGCCACTAATGGCAACATCAACATAACCACAGGAACAACGAGACTCACAAGCAACAACAGAACCACAGCCACTATTGGCTACATTACTGCTACAACGAACACACAAACTGCCACCATTGGCAACAATGCCACTATTGGCAGCAACCCCAGCCTCCGCGCCACTTTTGGCGACCCCAGTAACACTTTTGTTACCACCCTGGATACTCATATCCGCTAAAAACTTCTTGAATTCTAT